TTGCCGCTATGTCGGGAAATAAGAAGAAGATTACTAGAGGCGATGTCATTACCGCTGCTAAAAAAAATAGTCCTGATAATGTGGGTAGGTCTACCCTTAAGAAACCAGCAGCAAATAACCCTAATATGAAGTAGCGTCAACACAAACAAAAAGTTTAGCCCACCAATGGTGGGTTTTTCTTTTACTCTTATAAAGTAGGTATTCGTGCGAATACTTACCTACTTACGTAGCCTGCCCCCCTGAAAAGGATTTTGCCATGTCATCTTATAATAAACCCTGGTGGGAAAAGATGACCGAGCTTTCGACTGCTGCTGAAAAAGAAGAGTTTCTTAAAGGCATTGGTGGAGCTAAGCCAAATAGTGGCTCTGGCATTCTATACGCAATTATTGCGGGGTACATTGGCGGAAGAATCTCTCAACGTAGGCCCAAATAAAGATGATTTCGAGAGTAAAGCAAGCACTTCAAAAGTCTACAGGTGACACAGCAATAAGCCTGACTAACAAACTACGTCAATCTGCTTTGGAGCATGGATGGGATAAGACTGTAGTATCTAACATGCATGTCCTTCATGATAACGGTAGTTTTAACGTGCATGTACACCCTGAATACAAAGACAAAGCTTTTGTGCATGAGTATGGCAACGAATCTACCAGACCTACTGCAGTTATTAGAAAGTTCAGTAATCAAAAGGGCGTAATACACGCAGAACTTTTAAACCACATAGCTAAAAACTATCGAGGTGTTTAATGACCTTTTTACTATCAGAAGATGAAGCACTGCGTTCTTGGTTAGACGGCATGACTGTTGTTGACCAAAAAGCTGATGGTACCGTGGCCTCGGCTCGTCAAGTGGGAGTATGGTTCGGGCAACCTGATCAGGAAATTAGAGACCAAAGGTACCCTTACATCACTATAGACATGGTGGACATAGCTCGGGATTCCGAACGTGAGATGCGAGGAAAAGTAACTCCAGAGTACCTAGCTCCTGCTGACCTAGCGGAGAACAAAGGGTGGGAAATTGACTTACCAATTCCCGTAAACATTGACTATCAAATAACCTCCTACTGCCGTCATCCAAGACATGACAGGCAACTTCTTGCTGAAGTTCTTTCTGCAAGAATCCCTTTTAGATTTGGGCAGCTAAGCCTAAATGATGGAACACTTCGTCGTTTAGAACTTGTATCTGTTACAAAAAGAGACAACATTTCGGAACAAGGAAAAAGGCTATTTACTAATGTGTTTACAGTAAGAGTAGCAAGCGAAGTAGTTCAAACTACATTGACTGAACTGTACAAGGTAACTAGCGTAAACAACACTTTAACTACGAACTATGACATATCGCAAAACTTGGTCTACATTAAATAATTTCAATTAAGGAGAAAAAATGACTTATGGTCGTCCTGGAGTCTACATCAATGAGACTCTGCTTACCGCCCCTATTGCCAGTTCTGGAGCAGCTAATGCTGCTGGCGCTGCACTCGGAGTGTTTTCACAAGGTCCAACTGCTCTAACTTTAGTCACCTCATGGTATGACTTTGTAAAGAAGTTTGGTGGATTTAGCGTCACATACCCTGCAACTTTTGGTGTAAACCAATTTTTTGCAAATGGTGGAACTGAACTATACGTAAAGCGTATTGTAAGTGCCACTACTCTCAACGGAACTAAAGCCAGCGTAGGACTTCCAAAGTCCACAGGCGTAGGGGCAATAGTTGGGACTGTAACTTCAAAAATTGTTGGGTCTGCAGGAAACAGCCTGCGAGTACGCATTTACCAGCAAAGTGGTAGTAGCCTTTACAACTTTAGCGTTTACCAAGAGTCCGTGCCAGCGGGTACAGACGTAGATGCAACGACTGACGTTCTACTAGAGTCTTACGATAACCTAGTATTTAACGATGTTTCATCTGTAGACTACGCCGCAACAGTAGTTAACATGTTGTCAGCAACAGTGACCATGACCCTAACTGGTACCGATACTCCTGCGACTCAGGCACTCACGGCTGTCTTGCCGTTAAGTGGAGCTGCAGCCACAGATGCAACAGTCCTTGCCACAGACTACACTGCTGCTCTTGCAATCGACGGAACTTCAGAACTAGACAATGTATCTCGCCCTCTTGTACTTTTTGCTCCTGAACTTTACCGAAAGTTCTACATAGATAACTCCAACACTGACGCTACTGCAAAAACAAGTTTGGGCACTGTTCAAGACCAGATGATTACTTGGGCCAACTCTGGCTCTGGGTTTGCAGTGTTGGACACTGCTCCTGGGCTTACTACTAATGCCGCTATTGACTACGCTACGACTAAGACAGCCTCAAGTCAGGCAGCAGTTTACTACCCTAATGTGTACATTAGCGACCCAGTGAGCACTAGACGTGGAGCGCTACGTTTGGTGGGACCAGCAGGTGCAGTGGCAGGTCTTTACTTAGCTACTGATAAGCTGAAGGGCCCATTCAAGGCTCCTGCAGGTATCAACACGCAAGTTACCACAGCCGTTTCTTTGGAGCGCTCTTTCACCTCAGCTGACTTGGACTCATTGAACAACGGTACTTATGGAGCTACCGTTGGCAAGCCTGTAAACGCTGTAAGAAATGTTCCAGGCTCAGGCGTGGTAGTTATGGGTGCCCGTACGTTGAAGCAAGATGGTACTGCTAACCGCTACGTAAGCATGCGTCGTTCGCTAATTTACATCAAAAAGCGTATTGAAAATGCCACTGCTTTTGCGGTATTCCAAAACAACGATTACAAATTGTGGGCACAGATTAACACCGCTCTTACAGTATTTTTAAATGAATACCGTAATCAGGGCGGATTAACAGGAGCAACTCCTGCCCAGTCTTTCTACGTAAAGGTAGATGGAGAGAACAACACTTCTACAACAATTGCTACTGGCGTAGTAAACATTGAAGTTGGAGTGGCTTTGCAATACCCTGCGGAATTCGTAGTCATCAACCTAAGCCAAATTACTGGTAATTAACTCAAAAGGAAGATAGAAAATGCCAACTATCCTAAATAACCGTTCCACAATAGCTACTGACCCAATCAGAAACTTTAGGTTTCTGGTTTCGTTTACCCCCCACAACTCTACGGGGAACACTGCTGTTAACGCTTTAAACACTATTAACTTTGGGTTTACGTCGGTATCTGGTCTAGCTACCACTACTGACAGTATTCCTTATCGTGAAGGAAGCTACAACACTACCGTTCACCAAATTCCTGGACAAACTTCTTTTGCTCCAATCACTCTTTCTCGTGGAATGATGATTGGAACTGGGCAGAATTGGAACTGGATGAAAATGCTGTTTCAGACTGTACAGGCTTCGACAACTCGAACTGTAGTAGAGGATTTCCGTTGCGATGTTGAGATTCAGGTGTTAGCTCACCCAATCGCCTCAGGAATCACCACCCCTTCTGCATCTAGCGGTTCTCAAGATGACTTTGTAGTTCAGCGATTCAAGGTGTACAACGCTTGGATTAGCTCGATTGCTTACTCAGACTTAAACGCTGGTGACAACGCTATTTTCGTAGAACAAATTAGCATGGTTCATGAAGGATTTGAAATGACTGTAGCGTCAACTTTGACAACAGCAGCCAAACAAATAGCTTAACTCTCATCTACATAAGGAACATAAAATGAATGACCAAGTAATAAACGCAGCACAAAATCCGAACTTAACAAACCAATTAATAGCTGATGTTCTAAAAGAACCTGTAGTTGAAATTGAACCAGCTAGTTTAACCGTACCAACAAACGTTGAAGTGGAGCTTCCTGGAGGATTTGTAACATTCTCTGGGAGCTTGCTTCAAACGGCCACTGTAAAAGAATTGACGGGTAAGGACGAAGAGTTTATTGCGCGTACACAGAACTTTAGCAAAGTCTACTCCTCAGTTTTGCAACGAGGAGTTGTAACTATTGGGGATGACCCCGCTACTTTAGACGTGTTAAATGGACTATTGCTTGGAGATAGAGACGCATTACTCCTTGGAATTTACAGAGCAACTTACGGAAATACTGCTACTCTTCAAGCATTTTGCAGTAGTTGCGAAAATGTAGAGGAAGTAGAGTTGGACCTTCTAAAAGACATTAAAACTAAGCCTTTGATTAACCCTATAGAAGATAGGGTATTTGAGGTTGAGGGAAGAACTAAAAAGTTTGTAGCAACGTTACCTACAGGTGGCACTGAAAATAAACTTTTGGATAGCTCTGGAAACATTTCAGAGAAGATCACCGTGCTGTTGGAGCAGACTGTGTTGACCATCAATGGGCAGAGAGTAGTATCCCGTTCTCAAATTCAAGACTTGGGAATGGCAGACCGTCAAAAACTAGTGGATGAAATTACCAAACGTTCTCCTGGGCCTAAGTTCGAAGATGTCACAATGGAGTGCCCTAAGTGCGATGGGGAGTTGGTGGTTCCAGTAAGTATTGGAGCTTTGTTTCGATTCTAGTATCGATTACAGAGAGCTTTTATCTACATGGATGATACTAACCAAAGTATTTACTGGATGGTCACTTTCTGAAATACAAGAACTAAGCTACAAAGAGCGTGCTAACTGGCTAGAACTAGCTAGGGAATACGAAATGACCTTAAGAAAGAATCGTCAATGAATGACTTTAATTCAAGCAGCCTTACCTCTGACATTGGGCATGTCAAAGATGAGATGGAAGCTCTCGGTAAAGAAATTGAAAATGTTGTCAAAAAACTTTCAGGTCTAAGTACTGGGCTTAACTCTGCTATGAGCTCCACAAGTGGTGCTCAAAACACGGGAGCTGGCCAACTAAAGCTTGGAAGTTCAGGAAATAACCTTTTAAGTAGGTCTTTTGGTACATTCTCTAGAATGGCAGGTATTGCAGGTCCTTTAGTAAAAGGTGCTTTTGGAGTAGCAGGTGCTGCTATTGTTGGAATGCCGAATGTTGATACCACTATTGGTATGGCAACTGGCGCCTACGGTGCGGGAATTATCTCGGGAAGAAGTTATGGAGCAATAAACCAAGGCACTTTTAACGGTCTTCGTGGAGGCATGAACATTGCGGGTGCTCCAGGAGTAATCTCGCAAAGTCTATCTTCTCAAGGAATTTTATACGGAGGTGGAGGTCTCGCTGGTGGTGCGGGTCAGTATGGCAACATACTACGGGCCATCAAGGGCAGTGCCAAGTACATGAACATCAGCAATGATGTCGCTTCCCAGGCAATTGGAGGAATGTACAGCGGGTCTTCGTCTATGTCAATGTTGCAAAACTTTGGTATTTACACTACTAACCCCAATGGTGGAAAAAGTGCTTCTCCAGTTCAAACGTTGGCTATGCTAAATGACCGCCTAACGGGAGGCGGAAGAATGTCTGCCAAACAGGTAGCTACGTCATTAGGTCCTGGAGGACTGATGAGGGCTAATCTTGAGTCTATTCAAGACCCTACTACTCGGGCAATGGCAGAACAATACATGCGAGATGCTTCTAAAGGAAAGTTCTGGAATAGTAAAACATACGGTTCTGAGCTGGCTAAGGTAGGTGGGGGTAATCCTCAGCAAGCGCAGATGACCGCGTTAACATCTCAAACGCAAACAATGGTTACTGCTACATCTTCGTACGTTGAAGGTATGAACAAAGCAACGATTGCCATAAAAAAGTTTGAAGGTGTGCTTAATAATTTCTTAAAAACTCCTCAAGGGCAAGCTTTGGCTCAACTTAATGGAGGGGCTAACTTAGCGATGAAAGACCCCGCTATAGCTGGTGGCGCGGGCCTTGCTGCGGCTATAGGAAACGCTGGGTCAGACCTTGCAAGTAATCTTCTTACTAATCGCTTTTTAAACCGCCTTGAAGGAAAAGCTGGGTCTAAGGGAGGTAAACATGTTAAAGCTCCTTCTCTTGGGAAAAAAATTGGAAAAATGGGAGTTAAAGGAGCAGGCATTTTTTCACTTTTAATGGGTGGAACAGACTTACTAAATGACATGTCTAATGGGCAAGGATTTGGGTCGAAACAGTTTAACAGCGATTTAGGGAGCACTATTGGCGGTTTTGCAGGAACTACTCTTGGGGCGCTAGTTCCTGTTCCTGGATTGGACATTGCTACCGCACTGCTAGGAGGGCAAATAGGGTCTGCAATAGGAGGCGCGGTTGGAGGCATGTTTGAGGGAGGTGCTACAAACATAAATGGTCTTGGAGGATCTTCCGACACTACTGGTGCTGTCAAGCTTGTTGCTCCCGTGTCGTCTAGGTACCCTATTACTGCAAAGTACGGTCAAAAAACAGATGCCCATGGTACTAAACTATGGGGTGGAAACGCACACAAAGCAATTGACTATGGTGTTCCTTCTGGAACAACAGTTCAAGCTGCTGGAAGTGGAACGGTCAGTGAAACAGGCACAGGGTCTGGTAGTAGGTCATACGGTAACTACATAATTATTGACCATGGAAGTGGGGTGTCTACTTTGTATGCCCACTTAAGTTCTCTTCAAGTTTCTAAAGGAGATAAAGTATCTCAAGGTCAATCAATCGCGCTTTCGGGAGCTACTGGGTACGTAACAGGACCGCACCTTCACTTTGAAACTAGAAAAAATGGGCAACCAGTCAACCCTGCTAGCTTAGGCCTTTCGGGGTCTGTCGCTGTGGTCGCGGGGAACACTGACGCTACAGCTTCTTCAAATAGCAGTGGGTCTATTGGAAGTAGCGGAAGTGCTTCTTCTTTGGGATTTAGTTCTGGAGCTTCAGCTGGAGCCACTAAAATCCCGTCCTCATACATGGGGTCAGCAATTGGCTCAGGCGTTACTGGTAACTTTCTTTCAGCCACTTCTGCAACTAACTCAAAATTTGGAACAGGGGCAGGGTCCAACACAAACGTTGGTGGTCCAAATCTTGATGTAGGTTCGGCTGGTAGTTCAAATAAAAAGAACTACGTAAACATCACAGTGAATGTGGCTTCAGCTACCGAAGCAGAGGCAAGGAAACTTGCTAAAATGGTTAAAGACTATCTAGAAGAAGATAAGCTTATGAACAACATGAGGACGTTATAATGTCAAAATATGCTCCCAAAGGAATCCCAACTCCTGCAAGCAGTTTTGTAAGAGCTGAAATTGCTAAATTTGAAAAATTTGAAAAAACTAATTTTTCTAGTGAAGTGTTTAGGACGGATAACGGTAAAGGCACTGGTGCGTCAGTCGTTATTCGCGGTAAATCAGAAAAAGAAAAATATGCTGACTGGTTGCTTGATGAAGTTAGGTTTTTTAAACGCGAAATAGCTATTTACCACGATCAGACGGTTATACCTGCCAAAAACTCTTTTGAGAAATCAATAAAATCGGGGTCCACTCCTGGCTCAGTTTACACTATAGACATTCATCATTATAAACAGTCCACTACAAAACTTACTTTGTACTTAAACTTCTTTGTATCTGATGCAGCTTATCTTCCTACTGAGCAAGATTGGGTGTACATACCTGAGTTAAAAGGAGGTGACTCAGTTCGTTGGAAAGCGGGAGATGGTGGAGAGGGAGTTGTCCTTATACTTGGGACTAACTACACGCTCTCTCCTATGAGCAAAACTCTTCCTGGGGATAGCTCCCCAACGGTCATTCCCGCACAGTCAATTGTAGTTCGAGCTGCGAATAGCACTACTGATTCTTCTCAGACAAAAGTAACTGGAGCAATTTACTATAGACGGGGGCAAACTCCTGAGCCAGGTAACGTGGTTTCCGTGTCAACAATGCACAAGTCAGTGTTGAACGCGTACAGAGATGCTAAAAAGTATTTCAAAAAAGTATCCGCTTACTACGCAGATTTACAGGAGTATTACCAAGCACTTAGGAAAAAAGCAGGTTTGGGTAGTGGTTCGGGAGGAAAAGGAGGAGGAGGGGAAACTTCCGCAGGGTCCCCTACCATTGTGGATGACTCTGCTACTCCTGTTGCGTACAACATCCCTAGCGTTAAGTGGGCTTACTTTACTAACTCTGGAACTTCAGAGACTACTGGGTACCCCTCTATTCTTCTCAATAGTGGAGGAAGCCCTGCCTCTCTAGGATTGGTAAAAAACGCTAAAGAGCTATGGGGAACAGCCAGCCAAGGTGCTCACAAAGGAATGTTCCAAACCTACTCTTATTGGAAAACTAACTCTAAAGGTGCAAAATCCCTTAAAAATAAAGACCCAAATCTTCCTGATTGGTATTTAGGAGGTAGTCACCAAACTAAAAAATACGGATTTCAATTTTTGTACAACCCAAGTACCGTGCAGATGGGTTGGGGCGGAGCTACTAACTCCGTAGACCCTGGGTTATACATGTCAGGTAAAGACGCTACTCCGTACATTACCCCTTCGCAAACGTCTTCTTGGATTAGTTTTGATTTAATTATCAATCGAATGCCTGACATGGCGCTGCTTAACTCCAGAAAACCCTCAGGAGTACTAAGCAACTTAGAAGCTGTTTATGGATTGTCCCACTCTTCTTCTGCTACAGCCCCTAGTGGAGAGCAATACCTAACTGAACTACAGACTATTCAAGAATTGGGTACCATGTACGACATTGAATATTTGCTCAGTACGTTGGTTGGGTTTAGAGAGTTTAGCGCTCTTAGAGGACGTTACACCGCAGACTTTGGCTTCTTGTTCGGAGTTCCTGTTGAACTTCACTTAGGAAAACAAATGCGGTACATAGGAACTATCCTGGACTTCAATGTCACTCACACTATCTTTAGTGAAGGAATGATTCCTATTTTTACTAACATTAGTCTTACGTTTAGTCGTCGTGTGGAGCCCTTCCCTAACTCTAAGGGAAAATCTAACATTGACGGTAATGGCTCTTTGCTAAACCCTGGAGATGTGTTCAACAGTTACGCTCCATGGTCTGGATTCGAGAGTTTTCGGGGAAAGGTTAACTAATGCCGTATTTTGATAGTCGTTATGCGGATGGCTTTTTTTACAGGGCTAGTGATGCTAGAAACGGTACATACCAAATAACTGTAGACAGAGTTTACCCTTCTAGAAATGTGCCTTTCAGCTATTACGTGTGGGTTGATGGAGACCGAATCGACCTTATAGCTAATAAGTACTACGGTACAGAGGATAGCTGGTGGAAAATTATGGACATTAACCCAGAAATTGCTGATGCGCTAAACATTGCTCCTGGAACTACCATAAGGATTCCAAATGCCCGTATCTAATTTGGGTAAAAATAGGCAGAGTACATTCACTAAAGTGTCTTTTCCTACAGCCCCATCAATAAGGCTACAACCTGTAAAAATTGACCTTTTAGAGGAAAGTGGAGCGCATGATGTGCTCACGATACAATTTAGCGTAGCTAACTATCTTTGGATAACCATTTTAAAAACAGGAGTTCCTGTTCAGCTAACTTTTTCACAGGGAAGTTACACTCGCGAATGGGTAGGGTACGTGTCTAATGTTACTACCCACACTATAGGTCAGCCTCAGGAAATTATGGAGGTGCATTGTATTGGTCCTACTTTTCCTTTAAAAACTCGTGAACCTAAAGTATTTACAAATACTACTATTCCTATGGCAGTTAAAGAGATTGTAGAAAAATTTGGGTTTAAATTTGTGGGCGAAGATAATGGGGTTATGTTTGACCAACTAGCTATTGCAGGGCACTCATACTGGGAGTGGATTCAAGAACAAGCTCATAAAATTGGTTATGGCGTAGTTGTTGATGGATTAACTTTTATTTTTAGACCTTTAGACAGAATTATTTACTCAGGAATTACAAGCCTTCCTACATTTGCCATGTTTGGTAGAGGTACTGGAATAAATAACATGCAAGACGATAGAACTCTTGATTGGCTACAAGTTCGTAATGGAGAGTACATCGAAAGTGGGCCTAATTCTAGAACTACTAAAAACTTAGGCGGAGTTTCTCCCATAAATGCGAGCATAGTCACCGCAGTGGCTACTCCTGATGGTGTAGGGACTCCCGTAAGAGATGTTGTAGCAGATGTTTTATTTTCTCAAGTTTCTCAAGAACATGTATCGAACTCTCAAGCTATAGGGCAAGCACTGGCTCAGGGCTCAGCTCAAAATGCACGGTTCAACTTACCTGCAAAGTTAAAAGGCCAGGGAGATCCTAGGATTAGAGTTTTTGGACCTATTGCGGTGTTAGGCACGAGCGACTTAAACGATGGAATTTGGATAGTTAAAAAAGCTCATCATCATTTTTCCAGCAACCACAACTACCAAGTGGATTTAGACATTGTTACTGATGGGTTTGGTGACGTAAGCGCTAACTATAAGCAGATAACAGAAAAGAGTATTAGCGGAGTGGTAAACTTAACTGATGCTTTAAACAACAATGGGAAAAACCCTAACTCTCTTAACTCAGGAAATAGAACACTGAAAGTAACTCAACAGGTTTTTTCTGAAAAAAACCAAGGATGGAAAAGAACCCCTGCAGTTTGGGTGTATGAGGAGATGGGATAACCGTGGAACAGATTTACGAAAAAACTATTCTGTACCCTTTTTCTTTTGACCCTCAAGGGAATGTGGCCACCACTATTGACCAAAATAAAATTTGGCAAGATAGAGTTCTTGCTGTTTTGGGGACTGGGTTTGGCGAGAGAGTCCAACGGCTAGACTTTGGCACAGATGTCTACCAAACAGATTTTCAAACTTCAGATTCTGCAATTTCTGAAGTTAAACGGATGGCTGCAATTGCCTTCCACAATTATCTACCTCTTCTCACACTAGAGTCTGTCGATGGATTTTTTGACCCCTCTAATGGAACGGTAACCATGGAAGTTTCTTACAGATTACCAAACAGAACCATAGTAACTATTGAGCTTAATACAGTAGTTATTGATGGTAATACCCCACCTAAGGAAATTTGATGGCTAATAATATCCCCGCATCCATAAACTACACTAACCGAGATTTTTATTCACTTAGAGATGACCTAATAGCTAGGGTTCAATCAAGAGTTAACTCAGAAGGAAACGTAAGATGGTCTGGCACAGACCCTAGCGATTTTGGAGTGGCGTTACTTGAGACGTTCGCTTACATAGGCGACATAACCAACTACTACATTGATAGGACTGCTAATGAAGGGTTTTTGGCTACTGCAGTTCAACGGCAAAGTGTTTTAGATTTAGCTAAGTTTTTTGACTACACTCCTTCGGGGTATAGGCAAGCAACAATACCTGTGACTATTACCAACAAAGATACCACTACTGACATCACCCTTCTCTCAGGAACTACCTTTGTCACTAGCGTGACTGTGGGAGATGTCACTAGCTCTGTTTACTTTACTTTAGACACAGACACTTCCATTACGGCCAGCTCTTCGGTAAGTGCTACTTTGTCTCACGGGTACTCTTACACAGAAGCTTTAGGTACTAGCACGGGGACTGCTAACCAAATGTTTAACTTGTCAAAAACTCCTGTAGTTTATGGCACAGTAGCAGTGACTGTAAACGACGGAAACTCTGAAGTTTACTGGTCAGAAGTTTCTCACTTGTCTGATTACGGGCCTACTTCTTCGGTCTATAACACCACGTTTGATTCTAGTGACATTGTCACAGTTACTTTAGGTGATGGAATTTCAGGAGCTATTCCTACCTCTGGTAGCGCAATTTCTGCCACGTACACTGTTGGTGGAGGGCTAGTAGGCAACCTTTCTCTGAATAGCGCGTTTACTGTGTACTCTACTCCTGCAGGAGCCAACACTCCTAATGTGACAGTCATTTCCACAGGTCAGGGAACTGGTGGAGAGGATTCAGAATCCACTGACTCTATCAGGGTTAACGTACCTTCTTCTTTACGAACTTTAAAAAGAGCAGTCTCTCTTGCTGACTATCGGGATTTAGCGTTAAGTGTAAACGGAGTTGGAAAAGCTGTAGCAAAAGCCACGCAACCTAACTCAGTGGTTCTTTACGTAGGCCCTACTGCTAGTGACACTTCGACTGACTATTACCCTGGAATGAATGCGGCAAATACTGAGGTAACGACTTCTTGGACAGCTTTACAGTCAGAAGTAACCACATACTTTACAGACAAAACTCAAATTGGAGTAAATGTCAGTGTAGTACCCCCCACCTACGTGCCTGTTTACGCAGAAGTGCAGTACAACAGCAACAGCCTTTACACTCATGACCAGATTATAGCCGCTATTAAATACCAAATTGTGGGAGGGTATGGGTACAATTACCTGGACTTCGGCACCACCATTTACCCAGAACAAATTGAAAATAACTTAATGAACTTAGCTGGGTTAACCTCTGTAAAAGTTATTAGTCTATACAGAACGGGAGGGTCAGTTGCACGAGCTAACTTAATCCCAACAAATGGTGATTACTTTGTGTTTATGGACTCTTCGACGCTAGTGTACCCTGTTGCTTCATTAAAGACTCTAGCTATCAGCTCTGGGTCGTTTAGCCCCACTTTAAAGCCTCAGGTATTTAGCTACTCAGTTAATGGAACAGCTACTTCAACTGTTACGTTTACTCCTTCGGTATATGACACTACTTGCGTTATTAAAGTTAACGGAACGGTGGTAGCTTCAGGAGCTGCTAGCTCGGCCATCTCTACCCCAAGTGCGGCTACTACGATAGTAACAATAACTGTCACTACTGCTGATGGGCTATCTTCAAACACCTACACAATGTCTATAACTAGAGCATGATAAAAGACGAATTTGGTAATAGACGATTTTACGGTATTTACCGAGGGGTTGTTGTAGACACCAATGATCCTTTAAACAAAAACCGAATAAAAGTTCAAGTTCCTCAAATACTTCTTTCTGAGGTAACTGGCTGGGCTTGGGGTATGGCTAGTTCAGGAACTGTTCGAGTAGCTCCCTCAATAGGTGATGGTGTATGGGTTCAGTTTGAAGGTGGTGACCCTTCTTACCCTATTTGGGTAGGAACATTTGAGCCGTTAAAAAAAGTTTATGGAGTACCCGTACCTGTTACTGGTGACCTTATTCCTGATGTAGATGACGCCTATTCCATTGGAAGTGCAGCAAAGCGTTGGAAAAACATCTTTTTAGGTCCTGGAACTGTTAACGTTACGGATAGCGTTTTGGGTACTAACGCAACTATTGGTGTAGCAAACGGCGTATTTTTTATCAACGGTATTGCTCAAGCACAGTTGCCTAACCTTAAAGTCACAAACCTAACTTTCAATGACAACACGACTCAAACAACCGCAGCAGTAGCCCAAGTCAACTCTGACTGGAACGCAACAAGTGGTAAAGCACAAATCCTAAATAAGCCAACTATCCCATCTGACCCAACTCCAACCGCTTATAGTCCAGTATTCTCAAGTAGCGGTGGCACATCTCAGATTGCTTTTACAGGAACACCAGCAACTGGCTCATACATGAAACAAGGTAAGTTAGTTCACTTTAGAATCAAGGTTCT